AAGACACACCTGCCGGAGATGCAACACCTCGGCAGTATAACGGACATCAAAGGAAGCCGAATCGAGCCGGTGGACATCATCACCTTCGGCTCTCCTTGCCAAGACCTGAGCATTGCGGGAAAGCGCAAAGGACTGGGCGGCGACCGAAGCTGCCTGTTCTATGAAGCAATCCGGGTCATCCGGGAAATGCTGTCTGCCACAGGCGGAAGGTATCCGCGCTTTGTAATTTGGGAAAATGTGCCGGGTGCGCTGTCGTCGCATGGCGGAAAGGATTTTGAAATTGTTCTCAACGAGCTTTTGCACCTCCGAGATTTTGCCGGAGGTGGAACAGATAAGCCTATTCGCCAGCATGGAAAATGGGCGAAAGCTGTGTCCTACGGAGCTGTTGCCTATCGAATTGTCAACGCTCAATACTGGGGAATCCCCCACCGTCGCCGAAGAATATATGCTGTCTGCGATACTCGTGGAGAATCCGCCACGATGGTCGCTTTTGAGCGTGGCGGCACTGAATGGCATTTTAGACCGTGCCTCCCGGAGGGGGGGGGGCAGACCGTTGCCTGCCTTGCTCCTGACTGCTATTCATGGCACGATCGCATGGTGGAAGCAGGAAAGCTCCGAGGGGGGGCAGAACGAGCCTACACCCTGAAAATCCGGCAAGGCTGTGATGGCGGCGGCAAAGGTCCGCTGGTGCAGACGGAGCTTTCCGCGACGCTGGCGACACGCCAAGACCAAAGCCTGATCCAACGTGCTGCCGGGTTTGACCTTGGAAATTCTGGCGGAATCGGCTATTCAGAAGAATGCAGCCCGACACTGATGACCGGGGCGGGCGGAAACAAAACGGCTGTTGTACAGAATCAAAGACTGATGGAATCTCTGGTGCTAAACGACCAAGGCGGAAAAAACATGGATGTTTCTGTAAATGTAACAGGAACTCTCCGCGCACAAACACACGGGCACCCGCCTGTTGTGTTCCAAAAATCGGAGGATGAAGGAAATGAGACCTGATACCCTGTCGAAGCTGGCTGTATCTGTTGCGATTTGCGCGGCGGCTGCCAGCAGCGTTGCCGTTGGGCTGGCAAACAGCCGGATTAACGACCTGGAAATCCAGCGGGATATTTACAAATCCCGCGCGGAGGACTGGGAAGGAACCGCCGGAGTTATCGCCCAGTATGCAGACGATCTGGCGGACGAGTTGAAAATTAGGGGTACGCTGGATAAAAAGTTGGTTGTCGAGTATGCCGGGGTTTTCGAGTGTACTGCATACTGCACCGGGAAATACCAGCACATCTGCGGCACGGGCACGGGGATCACCGCCAGTGGGCAGCCGATCCAAGCGGATGCAACTGTGGCGGCAGACCAGACGCTTCTCCCTTATGGCACGGTGGTCTACATCGAAGGTGTAGGAATCCGCATTGTGCAGGACAAGGGCGCGGGGGTGCAGGGCAACCATATCGACGTTGCTGTTTCCGGCAGCCATGAAGACGCTTTGAAATGGACAGGCTACGGCGAACACCGGGTCTGGATCATCAAGGAGGCCGACTGATATGCAAAAAGCAATTGCCATTGATTTCGATGGAACGCTTTGCACAAATGATTATCCAAATATCGGAGAGCCGAACTGGGAAATCATAGCAGAAGCGAAGACGGAACAGGAAAATGGAGCAGGGCTGATCCTCTGGACCTGTCGAGAGGGTGAAATGCTGGATGCCGCTTTGAAAGCCTGCGAGGAGTGGGAATTACACTTCGATGCGGTAAATGAAAGCCTGCCGTCTTGGAAAAAAGAATATGGAAATAACCCGCGGAAAGTTGGAGCATCCGAATATTGGGATGATCGCTCCGTTTGGGTACGGAATGGACGTTTTGAGCATCCAGAGAATTTAAGCAAATACTCTGGATTGGACGTGGCGGACGAATCCGAAGCAGTGGCGGTCATGGAAATCGGAGAAGATGTTCTTGAGAAATTGACAAAGACAGTTGGAGTAGAACGCGAACCCGGTGAATCTTGGCGTAGGCTGCGGAGAAGAACGGTTGAACAGATGGTAAAGGCGGTGAGATAAACATGGATTTCCCGGATAAAAAGTATTCCGTAATCTATGCTGATCCGCCGTGGAGCTACCGTCAGTGTGGAACAGGGCCTAAAAGCCGGGGCAATGCGGCTCAGCACTATCACACAATGACGACGAACGACATCTGCGCATTGCCGGTCAATGACCTGGCGGGGGGGGCACGGCCTGCTTCATGTGGGCTACGTTTCCACAAATTGCCGATGCTCTGCGAGTTATGGAGGCGTGGGGGTTTGAGTACAAGACCTGCGCCTTTGTTTGGATCAAGAAAAACCGCAAGAGCGATACAAATTTTTGGGGCATGGGGGCTTACACGAGGGCAAATGCGGAAATCTGTTTGCTTGGTGTAACGCCTGGATTCAAGGCCGCTGATCGGGTCAAGAGCCATGCTGTACATCAAGTGATTGAAACGCCGATACAAGAACATTGTGCAAAGCCGGACGAAACGCGTAAGCGAATTGTAGAATTGCTGGGAGATGTTCCTCGTATTGAATTGTTCGCCCGAAAGCGTACTCCTGGTTGGGATGCGTGGGGCGATGAATTAGAATAGAAAGGAATCGACATGAAAGTAAGAAGAACCGAGAAAATCAAGGTTGACCTGTTCCGGGTAGGCGATGTCATTCGCTTTAAGCTGTCCGATGGTGAAAAGGTAGAGATGCTGGCTGTCAAGGAGGAAAAAGACGGTATGATCTTCTGCTTTGCGGACTGCCTGGCAAAGGAATACAGCATGAACGCACAGAACACCAATGCGGGCGGCTGGGATGCTTCCGACCTGCGGAAGAAGCTGAACGGTGAAATCCTTGACCGCTTCCCCCGGAAGATCAGGAAGCTGTTGCTGCCTTTTGAGAACGGCGACCTGCTGCGCCTGCCGACGGAGAAGGAAATCTTCGGCTCAAACCCGTGCGGCGAAGATGAATCCAAAAGCGTGAGTCAGTGGAAGCCGATGAAGCAGCGGAAGAACCGCATTGCATCCCAAGGCTTGAACGGCGGATGGGAATGGTACTGGCTCCAAAATCGGGTGCCGAACTCGGCAGCCTATTTCGCCTACGCGAGCTGCTACGGGGATTGTGGCTTCAACCTCGCCTCGGATGGGGCTGGTGTCCGCCCCGTCGCCAAGATCAAAAATCCTGTATCCGCACCTGCCTGTCAGGTGCGGAACGATGAAGACGAGCAGGAAGGCTGAGGTGAAAAATATGGATGGACTGGTTAAAACTCTCGGAACGGTTTTGCTTTTGCTGGCTGCAGCAATTTGGGCGGCGGTTCTGCTGCTGGCACCCGCTGCGCTGGTGAAGTTCTGCTGGGGGTATCTGTTTGTATGAGGTACTGCGTCTTACTGAGAGCATCCGACAGATGCGGAACAAAAGAGTGCCTGCAGTATACGTTGGATGCTATCAATACAGAGGAAGTGGCTTGCAAGGCGAAGAAGCAAGCTGCAGAACACTATACAGAATTTGAACTGTTTGATGTTCAATCCATCGGAGAGGTGCGCACATGAAAATTGCAGCGATTGCCAAAGTAATCAAAGACCGTGGCTCCTGCCGCCTGTACAGGGTGCATGGATCGGACGATCTTGAAACGAAGCTCTACATCGGCACAAATTCTGAAATCTACTCGCTGGAAGGGTTTCCTAAGCCGTGGAGTGAAGCAGAAGTTATGACGATGCTCGGGATCGAGAAAAAGAAATGGGAAGATGTGATATACACCGCATACGACTGCAACAACATTACGGATGTCCGCGGCTTGAACCTCGAAGATGCTGTTCAGAATGAGGTGGAGTGCAAAACCAGCTATATCAACCTGAACATCGGCGGGGCACTTCTCGTTGGGCTGACAGACCCGGACGAAAAAACCATTGACTTCATCGCCGCAAGCAAGCTGGTTCCTGTTATGGACGAAATCAAGAAAAGCGACTACACCAACTATTGCTTGCGCTATGCGGAGAACGGCTCCAGATACTACGTTATCCGGGATGGTATGATCGTGCGGGCAGCACTTCTGCCCATCAATCTTTCCGGCAATTTGCTGGAAACACTGCAGAAGATGGTGAACATGGCGCGGGAAACAGCACGGCTGTGCAAGACGGAGGATAAAGAGGCGGAATGATTTTAGCAAAAGAGGCAATCGAGAAAGCCGCCAACTGGTGGGCGGAAAGAATACTCGAAGATCGGCCACACAGTAATGGAGATAACAGCTTCACTTCCGTTACTGCGTGTCTCCTTGCTGACATGGGGCGGCAGAACATAACGCCAAATCAGGCGGACACATTCAAAAAAGCATTGGCAAAACGCATGGCAGAATACGCAGAAAGTGGGATGTTTAACCACTTTTCCATCATGTGCGATTATGGTCCGTGCAGGATGCTGGCCGATGCGGCCAATGACGCGGGAATCAGTACCGCAAACTTCCCGTTTAAGACAACGATGTTTCTTACGGAAAAAGATGGCATTATGGTACGCGATGGCTATGGCGCACCGGTTGTCAAGCTGTGGGAGTGACGACATGGACGAGAAAAAGAACGCGCCGGCAGAAATCGAAACCGTCACCATAACCATGAGCCGCCCGGTGGCCGAGGCAGTAGCGAAAGCCTGCGAGATGTACCTTCGTCTGCACATGGGGCAGTTTGAAGACCTGACAGACGAACTTTGCATGGCAAGGTTCTACGCCGCACTGGAAAACGATTCGTTTGCCGACGAAGAAGAACGAGATGAAATCTTCCACATCTCGATTGACCGCAGGAACATCATGCAGGAAGAAATGGACAAGCTGTACAGAAGATACGTTCTTTCCGCCCCGCTTGATTACTGCAGGAGAATCCCGTACCGGGCAGAACAGGTCTGGCTTGCGATCCGCCACGCTCTGGCATGGCACGATAACCCGAAGGGCGACTACACGGTTCAGTACGACAAGCCGCTCAACCGTTCGGATCAGCCGCAACCGATGGTGCAGCTGTACGAGGCACCCACCGAGGGAAAGCCTACCTGTGATGGCAAGTGCGCAAAGTGCGGGAGGCGCTGATATGCAAAAGATGTTCAAGGCTATATTTTGCGATATATGCAGGAGAGTTGCATTTCAGGAACAGCTTGAGGGCGGGTTTCAGGATATGCTGACAACGCAGGACTGGGTGACTGATTGGGAAGTGACCACCGATTTCAACGGATTCCCTTTGAAGTATCCAAGAGTAATTGACCTTTGCCCGCAATGCCGTGCAATGTACGGGAAAAGGCCGCTCGGGGTCGGAGGAAAAATACAGCATCATGTATGAGGTATTTACATGAGAAAGAACGGCGCAATGTTCATCTGCAACCGCTGCCGCAAGCAGGTATTTGCAGAGCGGCTCGACGACGGAAAGTATGACAGCAAACCGCTGGACGGGTGGGCACTTGATTGCGAAAGAATCTGTGGCGTTGGTGATCTGTGCCCGGACTGCTTCAAAGCGTACCGGGAGGCAATGGAGGGATTCTGGAATAGTGGAAAACATGGAGCCTGAGAAAATCTGTTGCAACTGCCGCTGGCACGAGGGATATACCGGGGTCTGCTTCAATGGCCTGTCGCTGAACTGCACCGATGTCACCGACGTTGAGGACAGCTGCGAACACTGGGAAAAGCGGACAGATGACAACGGCATTGAAGACTACGAGGTAAACTGAAATGACAACCAAGAGAATGAAAAAGCTCCTGATGGGCATGGGGCTGTCCAGGAACCAAGCAACCCGGATGATTCAGGAGCAGCGCACCGAAG